ATCTTACCCCTCTTACAAAGCGGGGGAGTCATCAACATGATGGAAACGGGGAAAAAGGGGGGACTCGGAGTCATCTTGGACGAGATAGACGGCTTGAGCAGTGGTGAAAAAGGGGGTCTGCAGAGTCTCCTTGCTTATTTGCGTGAGTGGAAACCGGCGAATCCTGGTGTACCGGTGATTTTTATAAGCAATACTATACACCAGCGCATGCTACAAATGATATCCAGATATTGCCTGACAATCAAGGTGGGCATGGCTGACGAAACCCAGATATCTTCTCTGCTTGGAATATCCGTGCCGAACGAGTGGAAGCGTCTTGGAAATGGCGATCTGCGTCCCCTCTTACGCGGAGAGTATATGGAAGGCCATAATGCAGATGACGAGATGCCTGTAGAAATACCCGACGGCGTTGTACCATTGGCGAGATGGTGTTTGTATAGCGAGATGGATCCCTATTTGACCCTGGAGATGGAAAACAACGACAGTAATTTGGCCGGGCTCGTCATTGCCGAGAATTTGCCAGATCGCATAGAAGGTGTAAAAGGGGATACGCGGGAAGCCTGGGATTTGTATGTGAAGTTATTCCAATGTATCCAGGAATCGGATTACGCAGATTACTGGGCCTTCTTCTATCAGACCTGGCGTCTCCTCGGACTCAGCCAGGATGTGAAACTCAATACGGTCAATATGTATATCAGCCAAGAAGCGCCTTGGACGTCCGAAGAACCTGCTCTCACCGCCATACGGTACACACCTGTTCTCACGAAACAGTCGGCGCTCTTCAACACCTGGAAAATGTTGTGCGAGATCGCCGATACCCATGGAACAAGTATTCGCATCACCCCGCTGGCCTTGATGCTTTCCCTGAATATGGAGAATTCTTCTGGCATTGTCACAAAGAAACAAGACAAGAAGAAAAAGGTGGATAGTATGGCGCTATTCTCGCTGGTTTAATAATCTTATGAACCGAAGTGGGACAATCCTGCCGAGTCGATAAGATCTTCCTAGGATATTGTGTTCTTCCGCCTGGCCCATCTTGTGTAAAAGGATGATATGAGTGGCAAAGGGAATATTCATACCGGCGATACTGGTATTGCTATTGATAAGAAGTATCTTCGTAGGCCCATTTTCAAAATCGGCCACCTGTCTCGCAATCATATCCTTATTTCCTTGCAGGTGTTGTATAGGAAAACGATGCTCTATGCTCGTGCGAATATCTTCCAAGGGGTTATCGTATCTGCTGAAAATGAGGAATTTACCTTCAGGATTAGCTTCCAGGATTTTTAGGAGGGCCTCCATCTTTGTTGGCACATGTGTAATAGGGGTATTTGCAGGCAGTGAATCTGCAGAAACGGCTTTCAGATCATTTGGGTGAATAGGTTCGCGACATAGAGGGCAGTCCAAATGACGGACTAACCACTGTAAGATACAGGTACCGCAAAATATATTAGAACAACACTGTGTTACAAGAGTCTGCTCAGGGGCCTCATAACAAACGGAGCAGACTTCCTTTGCGATTTGGCTCATCTTTTCCTGGATGCGGACAATGTCGGCCTCTATGCGACGGATTTTACCCCTCATCTCACTCGCAGATGTTTCTGACTGACCGGGCTGTGCTAGCGCCATATTCAGTTGGGCAATTTCCCTGCGCCTGTAGTCGGTAACGGCATCCACGACGGTCATCGGATTCTGGGAAGAAACGCCGAGATCCAGTAGAGCACCTTTAATATCGCCCGCGTGTAGCATATCCTTTACCTTTTGAGGGATGGTATAGGCCACCACGTCATGAATCACCGGTGCCTGGCATCGGATGACTTCTTCCTGGAGCGGGGGAAGTTGTATGGAGTTGTCTATAAATGTATTGGAACAACTGACGACTAGATGATGACGCAGAGGGTGCTTCGTTTTCAGATGATTGGAGAAAAAGGAGTAGGATTCGGTTTTCATGAATATGATGGAGGGGTGATTATTTACGTGGTACTGTACCATAGAGCGTATTTCTGGAATTAGGGTGTCTATATAAGCGGGCGATAGTTGATTGAACGCATAGGATGATAAATGGGTATCTGCGAGTACAAGGTCTCGGTAGGAGGATGTTATATACCAGGTCATATTGGCAGCGGGATGTATACATCCAGAGGAAAGTTTAATGGTATCGGCCTCATCGTAGAAGACTCTGCGCCACTTTGGCAAGACGATGCCCCTGGCTTTGAGGGATTTCATGAGAGGGTTGAGAAGTGTATTGCTGATGAGAGTAAGGTGAGAAGAGCGGAATAACTGGATGAGATTTTCCTTATCCACGTCACGTATGCTTTTTAAGAAGAGGCCTTTCAAGCCCGTTTCGTTCTTCACGGTTTCCTGCCACTGTCTATAAATATTGTAGGGTACTACGATCAGGGTGTCAAAGAGGTTTTCTGGCTCAGGTTCTTGGCAAGTGGAGAATAGCCCGCCGATACTATCTTCATGCAGACGCAGAGGGGCTGATACAGGGGCGGATATAGGATAAGTGGACATTTGACTAATGTGTGAAAGGACCGTGAGCGTTTTCCCCACACCTGCGCGATCACCGAAAATGGCGTACTTGCTATACAGTGTTTCTCTTGAGGTGTTATAGCCGGTTTGAAACGCAAGTTCTTTCGTGCGCATGGCTTCTAGGGTGGCGAGTTGATGGGGACGAAGGGGTGTCTGGATATGAGGTGGCTGGTTGGCCTTCGGGGAATCCTGGGTAATAGAATTTGAAATTATTTCTTGTAATAATTCCAGATTCTGACGTATTGTACGGACATTCGCCATTTCTAGGAAAGGATAATTCCCCGTGTTTATGCGTCTGCGAAGAAAGACCTCATGCGCGCATTGCGAATGAATTGGTTTATTTTCAGTTGTGTCTCTTTCATCAGCGGATTGGGATTATCACGGAGTTTCTTCTTGTCGAACGTGTTCTCGCTATGGCTGATAACCAGCATGACCTTCATCGGGTCAAGCTGGATCATCGGGTTCACGTAGTTTTCCAGGAAGCTTCTTTCCTCGGCGTGGGTTACCGTCTCATCGTAGGTGTGAGTGTTGGCATATGACTTTCTCCAGGCCATTGTACCATTTGTGGCGTGGAACCTGCCATATGGCCCAAGCGAATAGATTTTCCTGTTATCCGTGTAATACATGTAGATGTGGGAAGAGCCGGCTAGCTGTATGGACTTATTACGGGCGAAATTCACCACCACGTTGCTCACGCGCTCTGGAAAATAAAAGTCGTCGTCATCCATGGCCACGATAATCTCACCTTTGGCCTCTCTATTGAGAATATTGCGCTTTGCTCCAATGAGAAGCTTCGTGGGATGGCGTATGTAACGCAAATTCGGAATAGACTTGGCAGCCTCATCAAACACATCTTTTACACAATCCTCGCCGTCATCTAGGACTATCCACTCCATGTGCTCTTTCGGATATGTTTGTGACTTGTAGCACTCTATGAGCGAAGGTAGAAACTTTCTACGGTTGTAAGTGGGTGTGACAACACTTACAAACTCTCGCATTATATGGTCAGATTGTCCTTGGCTTTATATCTTAGCGCAGATTCTTCAATTGTTCTTGTAGTTCGCGTGTATTTTTTGTACATTCAAAGCGATTTGCATCATACAGCACACCTCTATCTTTTACAACGGAATTAATCTGTTCATTTTGTGATCCCTCAAGAGTGTATATATATAAGTATTTTGTAAATATATTCGCATTATTATATTCTTCTGCGGTTTTTTCTAGGAGAGGTAGAATAGCAAGCGCGATAATACGATTGTTTATATTATTAAAAAAATTATATGATATACCTCTATATATATAATATATAATAAGTCCCCACATGAACAAGTATCCAAAGGGGCTAAACATTGTAAAAAGAATGGTGCCTATAAACTTCAGTACACGATACGCCGGCCTTCTATGTAAATTATCATTGGCAACATAGGAAGCAATAATAAATGTAAATGTAAAGAAGATTATTGATAAAATAATCTTAAAGCTAAATACAGACTTGAAGGCGGCCTTTGTGTACTCCCAGTAATTTATATTTTCAGCACCATATAAGGCATTTTCTGCGGCAGTGTTCTCATTCAGCGTTTTTGATTCTTCTTTTACTTTGCCAATATCAACAACCGTGATTGCAAGAGAAGAAGAAGTGGCAGTAGCCATATCGGCGAAACCTGAAGTAGTTGGTTTGGCTGACTGCTGTGGCGCAGTTAGTTTATTAATTGCGAGTGTATAATCTTCTGGTGACATAGCTCCAAGGGCATTTATCATATTTGTTTCTAACTGAGCAGTAAGGGCATTGATGGCCTGGGTATATAGTGCTGTTCTATCTTGTACTTGTTTTATGGTCAAAAGTATATTTGCTTTCCACCAGCTTACTTCATCATCCAAATATTTCTTCATGGGCGTTAGCACTTCTATGGGTATTTTTGCAGTTTGTAGGGTGGGCATTTGTGCATTATATGCTGTTTGTTTTTCAATGATATTGTTCATAGACCTAATGCGAAGAGGATTTGCCGCTTGTATATCTGCAATATTTGTGGTGGGTATTATAGGAGTAAATGATATAGTAGGCATTGTAAGAGCGGTAGGAGCGGATGGCAGACCAGTAATAGATGGAAATGATGGTAGGCCACTAATTGTGGGTAAAATAGGCACGGCTGTTAAAAAGGAATATGCAGTATTCACAATTGTAGATGCAGTCGTCTGCTGTCCTGCTGTGGGAGTAACAGGGGGGGATATTGTGATAGTTGTTGCTCCCGTGACAGAAGGAGCAGGAGCAGGAGCAGGAGCAGGAGCAGGAGCAGGAGCAGTAAGAGCAGAAAGCGTAGCGGAGGCACTGGATGCAGAAGGGACAGAATTTAATATCGGTCCAACAGGCAAAGCAGAACCTATAAGTGATGAAGCAACTGCAGACCCTGCGGGTTTAAACACGTCAGTGACCCCGGGTATCATTGTAATTAAGTCCATACTTCTGTCTAGCAGAATATATTAATTTTTCACTCCTTTCTCCTCCCTGTCTTTTTCCTCCTTGTCTTTTTCCTCCCTGTCTTTTTCCTCTCTATCAGCTAAGAGTATCTCTGGGAATCCAGATTTGCGTGTCGTATTTACCTTAACAAACTTGGGATATTTCTTGGAGAGTGCCTTCACCGCCGCCAATTGAAGTTTATGACGATTCTTGCGTGTCTGCATACCCCCTGGTTCCTTGTAATAGGCGGTTTTCGGAGATACAAAGTTCAGCCGGACTACAGATCCATCCTGTATATAGAACTTAATAGAACGCTCATAGTCGTCCTTCTCGCCTCGCTCCACCTGTATATCTTTACCAGGGTTGATACAGCCCCAGAAACTTCCGATGATAAATCTCAGGTCAGTAGTCACTGTCGGTTTCATGAAATAGCCATTTGCGCTCGGATACACACCCCATAACGAGGCACCAGCTTTCTCACATTCTTTGAATCCCCTTTCAATAATGCCCTTCAAGCTACGAAGACGTTGTTCATGGCGTTTCGTCTTCGGCGTGTATTCAATGAATCCACGAATATCGTCATCACAACACACGAGCTTTTCACCTTTCGGAAAGTTATTGAATATCCAATTGCGCACACTGGCCACACCAGGAAGACCCACGCGGATTTTCCCATATGTGCCTGGTTTCAGGGTTTCTTTGTAGAGAGCCTCTTGTTCAGCATCGGCCACTACAACCACGATACGCTCTGCAGGAATCTTATATTCATGGAGAACGGCAAGTGTCTTATCACGGCAGGTTTCTGCCCTCTTGTAGGAAGGAATAACAACGGTATAGTCCATTCCTCTTCTGATTATAAAGCATACTTCAAATCGCCCATACCTGACTCCACGATAAAGAAGTTTATATTTTCCACGTAGCAATTTATGCTATATACGTACGTAGTATTTGGGGGCAGAGGGTATACTTGTAGATCTATCTGGAATTTACGAATCACACTGCTATTCACGGAACCTGAGGGCTGGCTCGTAGGGCTATGGAGTTCAAACGAATACACGGGTATTCTACGATTCGCGCCGCCATCCAATGCTCTCCACGATGTGAGGTTTGTGTAAAAGGAGGTTGGCTTGGATTCCTGGAGTTCATTGCCATTCGCCAGAATACGCAGGGCGCGTATGATATCTATCTGCCCTGCGGGGACAACAAGACCCGTGGCATTTTCCATCTCCACGAAATGACTATTGCTCGGGACATTTGTCGGTATCTTCGGCCTCGTAGGCCAGTTCCACCAATTTGTGAAATTGTACGCATTGTTGCGGTATATGAGGGAATCAGAACGTCTCGGAAGCATTAAGATGCGCGTGATAGGATTGTGAACATCGAGTAAAAGGAGTTGGTTGGATAGGATCTCAGGGAATGAGACGCGAGTGATCTGCCTTATCAAGTACACAAGAGGCGTCGTGGCAAATATCTTTTGCTCGGACTCTGGGAGAAATACATAGGTCGTGTGCAAGGTCGGATTATAGGACCACGTATTCAGTGGAGGGACTGTCTGCCCAATGTCCGTGAAGAAGTTGCGGATCTCGTGGTCATCATTGGAGACTGGAGTATACTCGGGAATATTTCTCTGTATACTCGCGTTGTCAGCCGAGGGAGTAACACGGAAACCGGGGGCCATGCGATTGCCTGAGGCGTCCATGAGAGTGTAAAGTTGTTGGGCCGGGTTCAAATTAATCGTGATATCCACCGTGTAGTACTGTAGACCTATGAGGGGGAGCGCAGAACCTTCTTCGGTGAACCAGAAGGGCAGGGGTACATGGACCGTGTACGCAGGGATGGAGGGGACATTCGTTTGTGCTCCTGCGGGCAGGGTCTCATCTTGATAGACCGTGGGGTATTCGCCACCCGTGACCGTGGGATTGCCGTAGAGACCATTTGCCGGGTCATATAGCTCTGGCACATCGCCCACGAGTTGTTGCCATTTTTCAAACTTGTCCTTCGGATAGTCAATGAGTGCCCTGGACATCAGATACTCGCCGGTGAATTCCTGGATCTTGTTCGGACCACAGGTAATTTGTACGGACTGAATGGCCGCTGCGCCTAGATAACGGACCCACTGGAATTGTGTCTGAGTAGCCGGGCCATTTGTGAAATCTGTGGTGCGGAATTTACTGTAGATCGCTGGAATCTCAAAGGAGAAATACATGTCGCTCACGAGGTCACCCACACGATCTACGCGCGCTTTTATCTGGACTGTCTGGTCATACGGATAATCCGTAATACCGTCCATATTCTTGGACACAGTTTCCTGGGAAAAGTGCGTATACTTCTTGAACGTCTTGTAAAAATAGGTCATATCGGGGTTGCCCGATAGGATCACATTTTGAGCGCCGTAGGCTACAAGAGCTACTAATCCACCGCCCGGCATTCTCTTCTGACTGTGTCACAAGAGATTTAGGCTCTCTGATTGGTCCACCAACTGTCAATGAGATAGGGAGGCGTGTCCATATTTGTCAGGTCAAACTTGGGACTCGGTCCCATGGCCATCATTGCCTGTATCTCAGAGTATGTGATGGCGTAGCCGAAATAATACATGTTGCTTATATATCCAGAAAATTTGCCACTAATCGTCATATTTTCTCCTTTAGGGATGCCCATTTGCTTTGATGTATTTGCTCCACTGGAATTATCAAAAAGCGAAGACGTGAGGATTTGGCCGGAGCCGGCCACACTGTTCGGGAATAGAACCAGGGGCTGGTAGTTCTGGTAAGGCAGTGTACCCTTGAAGCTCGCCTTCTTCGTAAGGTTGCCATTCACATAGACCTCCAAGGCGTTCTTGCGCATCACGAGGGCCAAGTGGAACCACTTTGCGAATGTTATCTGCTCTACATCTACGTGATTGAACCAGGACTCATAGCTATTCATGACAATTCTCAGAGTGGGCGCAGCATTCGTGGCATTGGCGGCGCTTACAAATACACCGGGGCCTAGAAGAGGAAAGGGTGTCGTTTCGTAGCCCTTGTAAAAGATCGTCTTGAATGTATTCGTTCCATCGTCGGAGTCGGGGTGTATGTAGATAAACGTGCTATAAGAAAATTCTATGCCTGTCATTTGATTCTCGGAGAGGAGCAGTGGTAGATAGGAAGAACTTCTATTTACGTTGGGATCCTGTAAGAAGGCCTTTTGACCCGATGAAGAGTTTGATGTCACGGGTAATATGACGACTTTCACCGTTGAATAACTATTCCATAGCTTGTATATCTGCTCACAGCATATGAATAGAATATAGATTACCGCTGTAACTATTAATACAAGGACAAGCTGGGGGAATACTTCTGTACTTGCAAACTCCATTCTAACAATCTATAGCTATTTTACCGCCAAATATAAAAGATAAGAACGCGAGTTCTTAACTTTTAGATTTTAGTCACGTTATGCCGTTACAATGATTATGTTGGGCAGGAGGCATAGGGATTCATTGCATTGAGTGCATCGCCCTTCAGTGTTATATTAATGTTGAAAAAGCTGGATAAGTATTTACTTAAGCTAAAAGGTCCAGAGGGGCCTGTTTGATATGTTCTCCAAACTTCTTCCGGGCTCAGAGCATATTGGTAGTAATTAATTAAGGAAAAATAGCCCTTGAGTTTGTCATCATTGTCCAGGCCAACATATGCCGTAGCAGTGCCATTTCCTCCCATGTAACCCGCCTTGTATACGCATGACCGGGCGAGTTTTCCGTCAATATATACATCAAGGGTGCGACCATTGGCTACAGTAGTTATGAGTACCCAGCGCTGATACTCAATGCCATTCACAATATCGCAGCGGTCATTGCCGGTGTATGTAGAGCCGGAGTTATAGGAACTAATTAGGGTGGAAAGAGGATATTTCGTGGAGGGGTTTGTGGCATCTGGCTGATCCAGCCTGTTATCAATTGAGTTTTCTCCATCCATTGTGCTCTGGCGCACCACAAGGGCAGCGTTCCTCGGATTCAGGCCAATATAGAGAAGGGTGGTACCTCTCTTGGACCTTGTTCCATTGAACCGGGTTGTTTCGCCGGAGTTGATCTCCAGTAAATTGCAGAGTTTGCTCTGAGATGCCGTAGAACTCTTGCTGTCGATTACGTAGACCCACATGGACATAGAGTATTGGCCAGCATTTGTGAAACCCTTGAGAACCTGCGAGCTTACATATGTGTTGCCTTCTTCAGTCTTTTTCAAGTATACATTCTGGTTATCATGCATAATAGTGCCCATCGGCATGTTGAACTTACCAATTTGTGTTATAGAGGTGTTATTCTGAGACTTGTAAAGCCAATTATATAATGTATATAATAAGTAGAGGACTACAATCACTATAATAAATCCCACTACATTGGAACCATATCCACCACCTCGCATTCTGTATTGCGCTTAGGAATAATTTGTTTGATATACCATAAATTGATTAGGAGGTTTCACATCAGGAAGGCCGCCGCAATTTCCGAAAAAGCATTTAGGCAGCGTGAGTGAGAAAGGATAAGGATCCTCAATGTATGGTATGCCACGTGTATCAAGAATAGTCGTAGCATCAGATATAACATCGGGGGCGTAAGATGCGCCGTTTGTACCCTTAAACATGCCAATTAGACCACCCCACTTGGAATTTCCTGCCATAATATTTTTGCTTCCAGAGTCGGGATTCAAAGGGGGATATGTTGTCATTTTACTTACCTGCAGTTTCGCTCCGTAGTATACATCGAATCTGCGCCCTTCTTTCACAATAGTAATCATTGTCCATTTTTGCAAGGGTATTGTCGGGAGTGGGATTGCCTCCATAAAATGTTGGTTAGAATCTAGACCTGTACGAATTTTTAGAAGAGTAGACACATATGGCTTGTCATTTTGATTGGTGTATCCTGATGCCCAGAGTTGTACATATTCACCTATAGAAAGCAATTTAGACATGTATCCAGATTCTGTTTTATCTAGAGCACATCTACCACAATCGGTTGTCATACATTTGCATGGTCTATAAGAATAATCCGCACAGTCGGGGGCAAATTTCTCGGGGGCTTCTGCCTTATGGTCTATACAGTCCACAGTCATAATGGTCTTGGGAGAACTATTTACATATATCGCAAAACGCAGTGTGCATGGAGCTGATGTCCACGCAAAGTCTGTCGGGGTTAGGACAGTTGTTCCAGCAACTGAAAGATCATAGGTTTGTTTGGGACCTTGATACTGTGTCTTAAAAAATTTACCATAACGTATTGCTAGATATAGAATTAATAATAGTGCTCCTACAAATAGAAAAACTTCTAGGAACATTCTAATGATGTCTACGTAAAAAGGTATACCCGTCTTAACTTTGGTAGAAATGCTGTGAAACCTTATTCAAAAAAACCTTTTACTGTATCAACTACTTTCTTAGAAGCTGCCACAATAGAATCGCTGTCACTTGTACAGGGAGTACCTGCATCGGGACTTAGACCAAAATCCTTCTCATTTGCTAGCGCAGGGCGGGCAGAAATAACCTCTTTATATGTAATGGGTCTTGACCAGAGATGGAAGTTTTGTACGTATATGCTGTGTCTAGGATTATTCGTCCATTCTGGAGAAGAATAAAATAATTGCATACCTGAATTGCCGTTAGAAGGCATAGAGATCAACTCTGGGACAAGACGCTGGAATACTTGGTTACCATTCAAGTATGCGGTAAACATCTTGTCCTCAACAACGAGAGTAATACGGAATGGTGTATACAAAGGAATATTTTTTATAGGAGCAGTATTGTATTGATTTGAACCAGAGAAAAACGTTATCACCAAATCGTTAGTATCTGTCAGATACATAATCATAGAAGAGCGCTTTTTCATATAATTAATGAAGGAATCGCCGTCAAAGTTGGCATCTATCTTAGAAGGTTCGGCAACAGGTACGCTGGCCTTATATAAAATCAGTCGTGTATTGGCATTTGATGCAACCAACTCTCTAACATATAAGTCAATGCTAAAAGAAAACATATTTACATAGGACTTGCCATATAATTTGTCATTTTTCTTAGGAACTGGATCGGAAAATGCGGGCTGTTTCTTATCGTTCCAGTATACGAGGTCATTCGTTAGACCCGGGATAGGTATCACTCCAGGAGATCCGGGATAGGAACTGAATATAGGTGTAATCGTATAATGGACAACCACGAGTACCAAGAATAGTAATAAGGTATAAAGAGTAAAATAGTATGAGACGTGTATCCAATATACGCTTGTGGAATCCAAGGGGGCATTTGAATACTTAGTGGATCCAGAAAAAGGCCACCATTGGCCAGAGGGTCTGGCTACTGCCACCGCGGCTGCGGAAGAGGTAAACCATGAGCTAGAGGGTCTGGCTACTGCAACCGTGCCGGCGGAAGAAGTCCACCATGAGCTAGAGGGTCTGGCTACTGCAGCCGTGCCGGCGGAAGAAGTCCACCATGAGCTAGAGGGTCTGGCTACTGCAGCCGTGCCGGCGGAAGAAGGCCACCATGAACTAGAGGGTCTGGCAGCCGCGCCGGCGGAAGAAGGCCACCAGGAAGTTGCAGGGGCTTTCGCAGGAGGATTGGAAAAAAGGGGGCGCTGTACTGCTTGTAATGGATTCTGCGGTAAACCGGAGGCAGACGAGAATGCGGCAATAGCACCCCGCGCTGTAAGATTTGTCGGTAACTTCGCGAATGCATCTGATGCTGCCTTACCAATTGCAGCACCTAGACTCTGTGGATTTGCAATAATTTCTCCAATGGCAATGGGTCTTTCATTCCTAGTAGTCATGGTAAAACCCCTCTACCGTATAATATAAAACTTAAGAAGGTCTATTCTCATCTTTTGCATTTCCCATAGCCTTGCGCGTCTTTCTGGCCGACATCTCCTTCTTGGTCTTCAGAGTCATGGAGCGTGCATTAAATCCTATTTTCTTGAAGTACTGATTCGTATCCTTGGTATTACATGCGCGCAACTTTTCGCGCAAATAGCACACAAAGCTCACACGGGTATAAGGTTTCTTGGCACCCAGTGTACCCGTTTCCAGATCATCCTTATGAATCCTTGGAAGAGTCTTGTTGAAGGCAGCGTCATCTGGCAGTTCATACATCTCCGTGTTTGTATGCCACTCATGAACGTCCATGGCCAAGAAATCCCCCGTGCGAACATTGAAGCCTACGCCGTACTGGGGAAAGAGTGTATACCCTCCTTGGTATTTCCCACGCTCTATGACCGATAAATTGCCATATCCCTCCTTAAAATCTCCAGCGTCCTTGTGAAGCGCCGTCCGAAAATTGCGATTGACGGTGACAGAGGAAAAAGAGGTTCCTGCAATGTGTAAAAGGGGTTTCTGCTCTGCCGCAGCGCGCTGTAGCTTGTACCGGTCCGGGACAAGCTCTCGGAAGCAGTTGTCAATGGCTTGAATGAAGGGCAGTCCGTGTTTATAGTATTTCCAGAACCTGGCCGTGTACGAGGTAAGACGACACGGGAGTTTCATAAAGGGCGTGGCGTCAAAATACCCGAGTACGGAGCTAAATACGTTGTTATTCACGCGCATATTGCTCACGGCTTTGCCATCCAGTTTATACTTGGCCGACCACCCATTGATATCTGTCGGGTTTTTGCCCTTCCAGTACTTTCCTTTTACATCGATCGGCCCTGCAGCCGCCCCGCGGTTCCTTGACGGCGCGGCCGTAATCCAGAATCCTTCCCAGCCGATTTTAACAGTGGCGGGATCTATCACCTGTTTACGGAGTTTGGCGAGCAGTACCTCTTTCCCATCCTTCTCCGCGTAAATATCTACATCTGTGTCAAAGATGGTGTAGGTAGACTTGTCTTTGCCTTGTATTTCGGCCTTAATATTCCCATCGCCATCGCGACGTACCTTGCCCTTTTCCGCGTCATTGAAATGCGTTCCTTCTAGGGCTTCTATTTCTTCGGCGGTCAGCACAGGTTTTACGACGACCTTCTTGGCCTGTTTGCGCAAGGGCTTTTTCTCCTTGGGGTCAAACCCCTTGTAAATATCTGGGGGGAACTTCTGGAGCTCCATCTGCTATAAGCCCCTCTAAGATTTCTCCATTAGCCAGAAAGTTCCGCCAACGGCCAGTGTAATTCCTATGCCGATTCCTAGGCCACGCAAGAACGCCGCATAATCGGCCTCCAAGAAGTCGTTCGGCGTATATACTGGCGACCTGCCTCTTTGGCCCAGACGAGAATAATACTGGATTGCCTGCGTTTCCGTGAATTCCGGTTTTTTCAGGATTTTGTTCACTTCGTTGTGGAGTAGAATCGTCCAGCGGAATAGGTCAGTGCGATTATCTAGATGGGGTGTAATAGGGTATTTCTCTATGTGGGCATTATAGTGATCTCTACAGATTGGGCAAGGAATCAATAATTTCATGCTTTCAAAGAAATCCCTGGCTGCTTTCTTATGGGCGTGGGATGGTTTCATAGGATATCCGAGGGCCACGATATGTATCGTGTGCCAGAAAAAAGGTCCCCAGGTTTCAGGAGGAATATGCATTCTACTGTATATTCGGGAGATTAATGGTCTAAAAAACGCCTGTCATGTCTTTGAAGGAAGATGGAGAGACAGCGGAATAACGTTATCTGTAGTAATTGTGGAGGGCAGGGTCATGCGTTTCGGCAGTGTATTGCCCCTGTAACAAGTTACGGCGTCATCATGGTGCGTCCTACAAGCAGGGAATTTGATGTGGCCACGGCCCTAGCGAATAACCCAGGCTTTGTCACGGGCATGGAAAACCAGCCGATGGAATTTCTGCTCATTCAACGGCGCGATAGCCTCGGATTTATTGAGCTTATGCGTGGCCGTTATAAGGTGACAGATATTGACTATATTCGTCTACATATTGGCGGGATTACGGAGGAAGAGCGGACCAAATACAGCAGTGGTCCGTTTGAGAAGCTGTGGGCTGGTATGTGGGGACTGGATCATTCGCACCTGTACAAGAATGAGTATGAGATAGCAAAGGCAAAGTGGGAACAGATCCATGAGGGCGTGACGGACGTCAACGGGAAACGTTGGACGGTGGCCGACATCATTGCGTCTGCCGCGCCTGCTCCCCCCACACCCGAGTGGGGCTTTCCGAAGGGGCGTCGCGATGCACAAGAAAGTGATTATATCTGTGCCATGCGCGAGATGTATGAGGAGACTGGTGTTCGCGAATCAGATGTCATACCTATTAAGAATCTGGAGCCTCTCGTGGAATCCTTTTTCGGAAGCAATCACGTACATTATTGTCACAAGTATTATGTCGTGTGGGTGCCATATGATCTGAAAGTGGAGTTTAATAAGGAGAACGACCATATGCGCCGTGAAATAGGGGATCTTCAGTGGTTTTCCTTGGCCGAGGCAATGAAGCACTTGCGTGAAGACAATATTGAGAAGCGCGAGGTGCTCCTCAAGGCAGCATCCATCTTTCGCAATCTGTGCCCCTTCCCCGTAGCTCCTCCGTCAAAACGTCAAATATAATTCGGCTGCCCGTATAGATGGCAATTACGCCGCACCAATTGAAATTGCTGGCCGATTGGAGGTCGGTTGGGATAGCCAAAGGTGCCGACGACTGGGATTTCTCGGAGCGCGATAGACT